CTAATTGCAGGTTTTAAATTACCTACTTTTACTGCTCCTATATAATCTAAAAATTCAGACCAACTATAACCACTTGCATTAAAAGCATCTTCTAAAGCATCAGGACCAACAAATATACCCGCAGTAGGTGGATAGGCACTATGTCCCCAATCTATCACAGGGTACATTACATCATTATCAGTAACACCATCTACGGTAGTTAAACCACCTGAACCCCAAGCAGTACCCCAACTTTTAAAAACATTAGTAGCTGTATTATAATGATCTAATTGTCTGTCTATTACATCATCTGTTTCAAATGCATGTCTTAATTTTCTCCCTTTAATATCAGAAAAGAAATTTCCTGTATCACCAAATATAACCACTTCATACAATCTAGCATTTAGATATACTGATTTTAATTGTAGATACCCTTCTAATTGTGGAACGCTATCTACAAATACTACTGCGTTATATTTTTTCTTTGAACTATATATTAAAGTGTCTAAATTAACATCAAACCAATTTTCGAAAAATTGATTATTTCTGTTAGTAAAAGGAATTTTAATAGTTTGGCTAAAATTAGATTTTCTTGTTTCAGGCTTACTTAAATCTAACCACTTGTAATTAGCTACAATATTAGGAGCCTTCTCTAGATCTAACTGAAATTCATTTAATGCTCCATCTTCTACTATTTCCCTTTGTACTACAATTCTAACATTCATTAACTATTTGTTTTTATTGGGTTAGCGTATTCTAGATTAATTTTATATTGTATTTTTATTTTATTATTTACACTAGTTTTTTTAGTATAAGATTTATTCATTACAATAACAGGGTACACTATGTTATTATCATCTATCATATGTATTAATTTAGAAGTAAATAATTCTTCCAACCAAACTCCTTCATCTTCATTTAACCAATCAGAGTTAATAATTAATTTTCTTTTAGCTTCTGTAAATACGACTTCCCTTTGACCTTCTGTGTTTTCATAATTAAAAGTAGCACCACCCCAAGATCCTGCTAACCTTCCTCTTTCTGTTCTTTTTACATCAACACTTTCTACTGACTTTCCTCTAAAATTCATATAATCCCAACAACCTAATCTATTTACCCAAGCCAATCTGATATTGTTATATCTTGTACAACTTTGGTGTCGATCATCTACTCCTGTTGTACTAGAACCATATCTATAAAAATAATAACTCTGTGTAAGTATTGAACCACCTGACGATTTTCCTTTTATAACATAATAAACCCAATTTGCGTTACTACTTGGTCTATGGTTATTTGCTCCTTCATTCCAATTTTCTAAATTAGCAGGACCAACTCCTACATATAATAAAGAATTTCTAACATCATCTGCGGTAGCTATTCCCCCGTTAGCTATTTCATTTGACATATCAACACTATTAATTAAAGTTCCATCTGCTTGATAATAAGACACATTTATATCCGCAATAGCAGTTCCATCAGTAATATAACCTGAAGATGAATCTTGTATAAATCCCATAGTTAAATAATCTATATTATCTGCACTTGTACTACTACCTCTAACAAATTGAACAGCAGGAGCATTAGTTAAAAACTTTTTTGTTACTCCACTTGGTACATAATTACCCATAGGATTATTAGTTCCATCAATATCTAAACCACCTACATTACTTGCAGTTTTAGTAAAGGGTGTTGTTGCTATTGTAGAAAAAGAAGTATAACTAGCCTGTCCTAATGTTTCAGTAGGTGAGGTAGTCGCACTTGTTGCCTTCTCAAAACCACCTGATAATTTAACTCCAATTAATTGACTTGTATTTGAACTAAATAATAAAGCGGTATTCTGCCTTCCTAAATAATGTATTTCACTTCCTAACCCTGTTTGTTCAGTAAATGTTCCTGAAGGACTTTCGATACTTATATGTGTTTGTGTTTCTAAATAAGATCTAACTATTTTATGTATATCTACTATTCCTACATTAGCTTGATTTTTATGTATTTTTATTTTAGCCTTTTCTACCCATACTGACGAATCCCCTGTACTTATATACACCTGTGCTATATATCTATATTTTGGATCTCCTGTATTTGAAGTATCTTTTAATACATAAACCATTGGATTGTTTGCTCCATTTAATTGGTTTGGTTCTTGTTCTATTGTGTACGCCATATTTTATTTTCCTTTTTTACCTAATACTATTTTTGAAGGCATTTTATCTATTACATTATAAACATCATTAGCGTATGCCTTTAATACTTCTTTTTGCATTTTTTTATACATATCATCTAAAGGTTTAGTAAAAAATAATGTTCTTTCCAATCCCCTTCTTTTAATTGAATAACCCATAGCGAAAGCTGTTTGCGTTATTGTCATACCATCTTTTAAAGGTATGCTCCTACTACTTATCCATCTTTCTAAAGATTCAACTAATTTACCACCCGGATTATCATACTTAAAACTATACTTGCTCCCTCTACCTCTTGCATTACCACTTCCTTTATAACCACCTACTCCAACAACTCCCTGATCTATAAACTTCCAATAATCACTAGCCTTTCCAAAATCAAATGTTAATTCTAAATAATTTTTTTGTTTTTTAAACTTATATTTAAACTCGTTTATTAATGTTCCTGATGCTCTTTTTTCATCTTTCTTTAATATCTTTTTTCCTCTTTTTACTAACTTATCCCCAAAGTTTTTAAATGCCTTAATTGTTTTCGTAGCAGGACCTTTTGTAAACTTTCCATCTTTGGGGTTTCTAATTTTTATATCCATTACGAAGTTCTTGGTTTATCACTTGGTTCAATAGGAGCATTACATAAATTGTTAGCATTGTTTACTTGTATTGATAATCCCGAAACCCAACCCGTTAATATGTTAGCAAATCTTGCGGTAATAGGTTCTGTACTTATGGGTAATTCTAACACCACTTCATTATCTACATAACTATATTTCTTTCCACTATCTCCCCCTGAAGTTTGTACTGACATATTTTGTTTAAATTCTGCTATAATATCTTGCATTATTTCTAGTGTACTAGACCACACTTCTTCCCTATTACTTAAATCTTCTTTTAATACACTTAACACATAAGCGTTACAAGAATAGGTTAATACACCCTGATCTATTGTTGTTGTTGAAGGTTCTATATATAGTATTGGAAAATTACCTGCGTCCATCTTTTCTATATCTACTTCGTCTAAAAAACCATTATGATATGAGTTTATTAAATAATGATTTGTAGCTATATCCTGAAATATATCTGATATGTTTTTATATGTTATCATTCTTTGTATTTACTATAATTATTATTTTGTTGACCCTGCATATCTTGTTTGTAACACATATAGGTTAAAACTAAATACAATTCCAATTTAGTTATTTGTTCTATATTTAAAATGTTTTCATTACACAAAACAAATATCACATTATACCAACCCCACTTCTCTGTAATCTTTCCAACCTCTTGATCTTCTTCTCCACTTCCCTGCTCGAATATTTGAGCAAAGCGAGTTTGAGTTGTTTCCCTAAATGAAAAAAAAAACTCAACGAAGACATTGATGCTACTATTGGAAAATCTAAATACTCCTCCGCTTTAAATTCATCAGGACTATACTCCTCAATCTTATACCTATCTCCTTTTTCTTTTACAATAGGTCTATACATTACACTCATTAATTTATGTAAATTACTATATGCGTCCTTACAATAATCTTCTATATCTACAAATTCACCTAAAGTAATAGAACTAAAGTTTGGTATTAAACCTAATTTACTTCCTTTAAAATCTAATTTCTTTACTAGTGTTTTATCATCTATTTCACTATCCATTAATTTAGATATTTTCTTTACTATGTATTTAAGATCTTTATACTTAAATCTTTCTAATTTATTTTGCTCTACCTTACATAAAGCACAAATTAATTCTGCTGTTCTTTCTTCATCACTATCAAATTTCTTTTTGTTAATCCTAACAAAATCTTGATACATTCCTATTGTTATATCATTCCAATCAGTTGGAATTGTTAATTCTATTTCTTCGTACTTCATTTTAAATAAATATAATTTTAATGTTTTTGTTCATAATATATAATACTTACCACTATAATTAGTAGTTAACTTATTTAAAGCCACATACCTAATTCCATCTAGTAAATGATCTCGTTGATTAGTAGCGGGTTTATTTATTACTTTTCCATTCTTATCTACCAACCATTTATAGTGTTTTATTTCATTTAATAGGTTTGTGCTTTTTTTAGTAATGTGTAAAAAATATCTTCGCATAACATCAATCCCCATGTTAACACTATCTGCTCCCTTCCTAGCGGGTTTAATATTAAATCCTAATCTATGTATTTCTTCTATACTTTTAGGTTCGGCACTATCTCCTATTATTTCTGTTTGCCTACTTATTCCTAAATCCCTTAACTTGTTTGCTATATCTTGATTTGTTAAACCCTTTTCGTATAATAATTCATTTAAGTACAGATCATCATTTAATTTATAAACTTCTGCTATTGCGGTGGGATCATTACTATAACCAAAGTCCATACCTATTGCAATTAATATCGCTTGTTCAGGAATATTATCTATTAAGTTAAAGTTTCTAAATATAGTTTCTGTTGGTGTTCCTATTTCCCCTAATCCATAAATCTGCCAGTAGTTTGAATCTAATAATTTTAATCTTTCTATTTCCTTTATAGTTTCATCAGGTAAAAAAGGATTATCTAAATAAGTAGATTTAATAAAGGTACAATCATCTCTGTTTATTACTTTATCATATATCCAACTATAAGGATCAGAAGGGTTAAAATCTAAATATATATTTCCTGTTGTTCTTAATGTTAATTGAATCCAATCCTCAAAGCTAAACTCGTTACATTCATTAAGCCACAATACATCTCTTTTTCTACCACGAATCTTCTGGGGCATATCCACACTAATAAATTCGATTTCATTTTCATTTAACTTATAGGTAAGTTCTGATTTATTATGATTATCAGGATTGTATAAATTATGATCTTCTAGTATAGAAAAAAAATCTCTATAAGCAGTACCTTTAAGAGCAGGTAATGTTTTTCTACAAATAGTATATACCTTTCCTCTTTCTTGTAATGCTTTTAGTATTATTAATTGAGCTAAACTATATGTCTTACTACTTCTTGTTCCACCCTGATTAACTACAATTCTTGTACTAGCATTAAGATTCTTTTCTAGGACTATCGTTCCCTTTAGATTTAACGATTTCAATTTCTATTTTATTTATTTGTTCATCATTACTTGATAAATCTATTTGTTGTTTTTCTACATACCCCCTACTCTTACCCTGTGTTTTTAAATAGAATAATAGTTCAGGTGTTGCTCCTGATCTAATCTTTTCAATTAGCTTGGCCTCAGCCATATCAAGATATTGTTCCTTAATGTCTTGTAACATTTCTTTTAATTCAGGATATTTTTCTAAATAGTTATATATTGTCTTTCTAGTACAATTTAAGTTGTTACTAGCTACTGAAACAAAACCACCTGAATTTTGAATTGCTTGTTGTAATTGTTCTTTTGTGTATTTATTTTTATTCGCCATCATTTTATAATTTGATTAATGTAATATACTATGTAAAATAACATTGGTGTTCCTAGCAATATAGTTATTAGGTTTAAGTGTGGTTCTCCACATA